TCTTCTTTAAATTCCCAATATAAAAATGTTTTTGTTCATTGAAGAATAAATATAGTGTATCTCCAATAATTACTTTGTGTGGCTCTACATACGCTAGATTTGTATGTTCCACAATTCTTAGGTGACCCTCAATAATCTGGTAGGGTCTGTTATTAAATTTGCAAGACCAATTAATTTTGGCTTTGAGTTCATCACTCATATTGATTTTCTTTTTAATTATTTTAATCATATCACATCACACCTTTCTTTGCAATAACGCACAAAAAATCAATCTTTTCAGATTGATTTAATCATTAACGTCACATTGGTGCGACGATTTTACCTTATGGAGCGGGTAGGCAAAAATGAAGTATTTTACAATATTTCACGCATTTGTGATAACACTTTAAATATTAGAAATACTGTGTTTGCAATTCTATTCACATTTCACACAAATACTAAAAAATTCGACTATTGCATTACTTATTGCATTACTTTATTTGAGCCATTTTGTCTAATTCTTGCTTCATAAAGTCTACGGAAACAGATGTGTATATATCGTTTGTAATAGTACTGCCTTCGACATGACCTACAAGGGCTTGTATAACAACAAGAGGCATTCCATTTTCCTGACATCTTGTAATAAAAGTATGCCTTAAAACATGTGTGTGTATATTTTCGGTAATCTTATACTTCAGATTTAGTCTCTTTAAATATGAATTGATTTCCCCATCTGTTATAAAAGTATTCTTTTTATAATCCCAAAAAAGTAAACTGTGAATATTATCTATTTTAGCTTTAAGATATTTCTTTATTATTTTACTAACTTTTAGAGACATTGGGAAAGTTCTTTTTCCAGCATCAATTCCAGTCTTTTTATTATATGTTTTAGTGTGTTTTCCTAATATAATTTTATCATTAGTATCTCTAGTAATAGTTCTATATACTTTTAAAGTATTGTTTTTTAAATCAATACAATCTTTACTTAATGCAAGAACTTCTCCAATTCGCATTCCTGTATATAATTGTAAAAGTAAAATATCATTATAAACATTATTAGAAGAAAGTAATATTTTTTCTAAAGATTTTTCTTCTTTGATAGTCAATGCTTCAATTTTTCTATCAACTTTTAGGGAAAGTGGCTTTGTTAATGTTTCATCTTCCATTATGTTATACATTATAATTCTTCTGGAATATGCAATTTTAAAGGACTTATATAATAATCCCCAAATTTTCTCTATAGTACTATTGCTATATTTACGCATATTTTCTTTTGACTTTTCAATATGTGCAGCAGTAACTTTTTGAATTGGAGTAGTATAAAAAATACTGCAAGTTTTTTCAAGTTCAGATAAAGTATCTTTGTTTCTCTTATAAGTTCTATCTACAATTAAACCATCTTTGTATTTTTGCTCAATATAATTAGTTGCAATGCTTTTAACTGTTTCTTTAGAAGCGGATATATAGGTACCATTGTTTAAGCTATTTATTTTATCATTAAATCTTTTCTTAAAATCCGAGTTCTTTTCGTTTTTCTTTTGTTTTAAAGTTTTTCTTTTCCCAGATGGATCCACATATTGGCCTACGTAACAGTTTAATGCTTCACTCCAGTATAGTGTACCTTCGCCATTTCCTCTTTCCTTGTTTTTCTTATTTCTTTTTTCCATAAAAAATACCTCCATTTTCAATAATTTTTAGTACAACTATTGAAAATGAAAGTTTTTTTAGTTATAATATTAAAGTAATCACTTTCAATAGTGTTTAGTTCGGAAAAGTATTGTGTGTTAGACTGCAATCAATATCACAATTCTTTTCCTTTTTATTAGAATTTTATTTCGTTTCTTCTTAATTCGTGGAATACACCAGCAATAACAACTGGCTTGTCTTTAATTTCCTCATTGGTAAACATTACAGGTCCATAAACAGAGTTGAATGGTTGTAATATAATGCCTTGTTCTGTTTTCTTTACTCTTTTTAGAGTTCCTTCATCTCCATTTATAATAACAACAGCTACTTCATTGTTTTCACAATCATTTTGTTTCTTTATTATAACAATATCTCCTTCAAGGAAGATAGGGGACATACTGTCGCCTTTTACTTTCAATGCAAAAAACTCTCCAGATTCTGCTGTATTTTTATCTAAGTCAACAGTTCCTATCCAATTCTCCTGAGCAAGATAATCATAACCTGCTTTTACAGTACCAAGAAGCGGAATGGCAACAACCTCATTGCCTAATATGTCATTTTTAATGTTTTGAGCCTTTTCAGCATCTATCAAATCTATATACCCCGCTTTTTCATACAAGTCAAGATAATCTATATTATATATTGGTGCCAGTTTTTTCAAAATAATTGCACTAGGTTTCCTTTTGCCATTTTCCATTAAAGATAAATAGCTGGGGGAGATGTCACAAAGTTTATTAACATCATAAGTGCTATATCCAAGACCTTCTCTAACCAATTTTAAATATTTTCCTAATTCTTCATTTGATAAATACATAATAAAACCTCCGATACACATATTTTACTACAAATAATTACATTTGTAAATATTTTTTGAAAAATTTTTGAAAAAAGTATTGACATTTGTAATTGGTATGTTATAATAATGACAAATGTAATTAAGGAGGCGAAAAAATGGCAAACAGAACAGTACTTGTTAAAGACATAGATTTGTTAATAGAACAGATTGTAAAAAAAGGTTTTTCTTACAGAAAATTAGCAGAAAAAGCAAATTGTTCTCAAACTCAAATAAGCTTAATAGTAAAAGGAGAAAGAAATCCAAGCCCAGAAAATGCTATTAATATTTGCAAAGCACTAGAATGTAAGTTTGACGATATTTTTTTTATTAATCTTGATGACAAAAGTAATCAAAATAATGCAGTCTAACACACGAAAAGAAAGGAAGGTCATATAAATGTGAACAAAATAAAAGAATTTAGAAAAAATAAGAGAATATCTCAAAGTGATATAGCAAAAATTATGAAAGTAAAACAAAATACAGTTTCTCAATGGGAAACAGGAGAAAGAATGCCAGGAGTAGTACAGGCATTAAGATTAGCGGATATATTAGAAACAACAGTTGAGAGTTTATATAAATAGAAAATACTAACCAAAGTGTCAGTTTGATTAGTAAATTCCCACAATTTTTTTATCTTAAACTCTTGCAATTAGTATATAGCCCATAAATTCAATACAGTACGTTTGTTTTACGACATCCCGATTGTCAACAGTATTGCCCATACATATTCAACTAATATTACATCTGACACATATAACTTCTATGAAAGTTTCTAGTACTTAATCAGTAGTGGTTCTGATATATGTAATGCTAATTTACCCCATAGTCACTAGAATTTTAGATTTTAAGCTATCCAGCTGAATTATATAGTTATACCACTATATAAAACACTAATCCATAAGAAACAGGGTAAACTCAATATTTTGGTCATTACACATCAGTCCTTTCATAATTAAATTTACCCATAAGGGTTTATGTAGTAAAAGCAATATATCACAAAATGAGATAAAAAACAAGAAGATGAATAAAAAAAGGAGTGATTAAAATTGGAAGAAAAACTTTTAAAAGAACAACAAAGGACAAATGAACTTTTAGAAAAAATGCTTAATCAAAATAAAAACCCTAATGAATTATTAACAGCAGTTCAGATACATAAGGAATTTCATATTGGAATCAATATGGTACAAAAGATGTTCAGAGACCCTGAACTACCAGTACAACGATATACGATACCATTTAAGGTAACAAGAAGAGCTATAGAAGATTACATTAATGTAAGACATGATTACCTATGTGAAAATTAAAAGGAGTGATTTAAATGAGAAAAATAATAGCAATAATAAGTTTTTTTATGATGTTAGGACAAGTTGGAGCATTAGATTTAGGAGATGAATTAACAGGACAAGTTGTGTTTAAGTTATTAACATTGCTAGTAATTTTTTGCTTAGCAGTAAAAAAATATATTAAATAATAGGAGGTGGGAAAGATGTCAGAACAAGACAGAATTAATGCAAACAAATATCATTATGAAAATTATAAGAATATTTTAATGGCTCTGAATTGCAACGATGAAGAAGAAGCTAAAGCTATTTGTATAAGGGAGATGAGCATAATTGATGACGATAATTTTATCAATAATGATGAAAAAGGCAAAATAATAGAGCTGCCAACCAACCACGATTAAACAACTCAAAAAGCTTATAAAAATAAACCATATTCATTATACACGAAAGGAGAAATTTTGTCAAATGTATTGCAAAAATTTAAGAATAAGAACAAAAAAATATGTTAAATATTTGTATTGCAAATTAGAAAATAAGGAAGTTACTATACAAAGTTGTAATGAATGCGACAAAAAAAGCTATATTAAAAAGGAAAAAATAAAAGGAAAAAAACATAAACAAACCATAGAAACAGAAATAGACAAATTTGTTAAAGCATCTGTCTGGTATAGAGATAAAAGAAGATGTATATTTTGTGGAGCTGTAGTAGCAATGTTTTTTGCAAATGCACATTTAATACCAAGAAGTTCAGGAGGTTTAGGCATAGAAGAAAATATATTTACTGCTTGCCCAGAATGCCATATAAAGCAAGATAATGGCTTGCAAAGTAAAGAATATACCTTGAGAGCTGAAAACTATTTAAAAGGCATTTATGGAGCCAAATGGGATAAAAATAAACTAATATACAGTAAATGGGGGAATAAAAATGGCTATTTATAGAAATTTACATGTTTCCTTTTGGAATGATACTAAAGTAATAGATGAAATGACAGCAGAAGATAGATATTTCATGCTTTACTTATTAAGTAATCCACATACTAACCAGGTAGGTTGTTACGAAATTAGCATAAGAGATATTTCAAAAGAAACAGGATACACTGAAGAATGTATAAAAAAATTGCTAGACAGATTTGATAAAAAATTAAAAGTTGCAAAGTACTCGAAAAAAACAAAAGAGCTATTAGTTTTAAATTGGTACAAGTATAACTGGACATCTAGTCCCAAAGTACGAGCTTGTATTGAAAAAGAGCTTAAAGACTTGAAAAATAAAGAGTTTAAAGACTACATATATAGCATTTGCATACCGTATATATACGGTATGGATACACATACGCAAGAAGAAGAAGAAGAAGAAGAAGAACAAGAACAAGAAGAAGAACAATCAAATAATAAGAATAATCAAAATTATAAATATATAATTGACTATCTAAACAAAAAAACTTCTAAAAATTTTAAATCAACAAGCAAAAAAACTAAGACGCTAATAAATGCACGAATTAACGAAGGATTTTCAGTAGAAGATTTTAAAACAGTAATTAATAATAAAACAACAGAGTGGCTAAATGATAAGAAAATGGAACAATATTTGAGACCTGAGACATTATTTGGAAACAAATTTGAAAGCTATTTAAATCAGAATTCTAAAAAGCAGGAAACATCTGAAAACATAGAAACAGTCGACGAGTACATTGAAATGAGCAGGAGGTTTGAAAATGTATAAAACAGATGAGACTTTGATAGCATGCAAGGAAGCGGAAGAAAATATAATTGCAGAAATAATAACCGATACTGATAATTTAAAATATATAGACGAACTAAATGTAGAAGATTTTTATTATAAAACAAATCAAAAAATTTTTGAGCTTATTAAAGAGCTAAAAAACAAAGAACAAAATATAGATCTAGTTTCAATAAGAACAGCAGGAATTAATAAAAAATACGATGGACAAGCTCTTTTAGAAACAGTTGTTTCAATAACTGATACATTGCATTTTTCTTGTAATACAGAAAATACTTTTAGAATTATAAAAAGTTTAAGCATGAGAAGAAAAATACAAGAAGTTGCAAGGAAAGTAATAAAAGAAGCGGAACAAGTAGATATAGAAAAAGATGATACAGATGTTAAAAATGCAGTAATACAAGAATTTTTAAATTTAAAAACAACGCAAAAAAATGAAGAAAAGGAAATGTCTGACGTAATGCTTGAAACTGTGAAAGATATAGAAAAAAAATATAAGAAAAGAGATGATTACAGTTATAGAACAGGCTTTCTTGATTTAGATAGGATAATTGAAGGACTACACGAGCAAGAACTTACAATTATAGCAGCAAGACCAGGATGTCGGAAAAACATCATTTGCTTTACAAATGGCAGAGCACATTGCTAAGAAAAACATTTATACGTACTTTGTAAGCTTGGAAATGAGTGAAAAACAGCTGGGGAACAGAATGATAGCACGAAAAGCAGATATTGATAGCCATGTGTTGAGAATGGGCTGGCTTACAGAAGAAAATTTTGCTGATATAGGGAAAGCAGCAGGGGAAATATCAGAAATTAAAATGTGTATAGACTCTAAGGTTTCTACAATACAGGAAATAGAAAGCAAAGCAATGCAACTAAAAAATCAAAAAAATTTAGGATTAATAGTAATAGATTATTTGCAATTACTAAAAAGCAAAAATAAGTTTGGAAATAGAGAACAGGAAGTAGCGGACATAAGTAGAAGGCTAAAACTATTAACTAAAAAATTAGATATTCCAATAGTGGCTTTGTGCCAACTTAATAGGGAAACCGAAAAAAGAAAAACTCCAATTTTAGCAGATTTAAGAGAAAGCGGAAGCTTAGAACAAGATGCAGATAATGTTATTTTTCTGTACATACCTGATGACGAAAAAAACAAGACAAAAACAATAAACGTTGATGTTATAGTTGCAAAACAAAGAAATGGACCGACTGGCACAGTTAAAATTGAATTTAATAAAAAGCAAATGAAATTTGAAAATGTGGGAGGCTAGAAATGAAATATATAACGCTAAAAGATTTTTCAAAAATGGACAAGATAGAAAAAATAAAAACATTAAAACAAATAGCTGAAGGAACATTAAAGTTAAAAAAAGAAAAATTAAAGTAACCTAGGAGGATAACATGGAACAGGATATTAACAAAATAAAACAAGAAATAAGCGAAATGGCTAAAAAATACGGAATAAGATTTATTATATTTAAAACAACAGAAGTAAACTATGCTGATGGCAAAATAAATGGAATGAATGTTGAAACTGAACTTATGTATTAGCAGGAAAGTGAGGTAAAAATGAAAGAATTAAGCGTAGAAAATCAAATTTATTTATGCAAGTATCACGACGTTGATAAAAGTCTATACACTACAATAGGATTAAAAGATGTGGAAATAAAAGAAACCTTAAAAAAGCTAAAAGAAAATGGATTATATGAACAATATAGAAATTTAGATGAGTATGAATACGAAAAGATAATAAAAAAAGAGAAAAAGAAAAATAAGTATGAAAAAAATTCTCGACAAATACAATTTTGATAAAACTAAAAAAGCATATAATACTTTCGAAGAAATTTTAAGCATAGCAGATACTTTTGAATGTGCAGAAAATTTAAGCTTAGAAAAAGTATTTAGAAAAATTGCAGATAAAGAAAAAATAAAGACTTATATAATAAATAATGACTGTAAAAGATTATTAGATGTTACATATTTGGATAATAAAAACATTTTTGAAGTAAAACGGATACAATAAAAGACCAACATTGCGAGAATTTATTTTAAAAGAATTAGATATACAGTCTAAAAATGTAATATCAGATATTACAAAAAAAGAAGTTTGCGAAAGTAAAGAAAAAATTCAAAAAAGTAAAGAAACTATAAGCTCACAGTTTATATTAAAAAGTATAGAAGATATCGATAATACATTTGTTAAAGTTTCTGTAAAAACTGTGATGGAGTGGAGTTACCAGAAGCGGATATTTAGATAGAATGTTGGAGGAGAAAGATGAATAATAGAGATGAAATAAAACAAGAATTAATAGGGCTTGGTTTTAATGTAAATAGTAAAGGAATAGCTTATTTTATTGATGCAATTGAGTATATTAAAGAAAATACATTAGAATGGGAAACTATGACTATTTACGAATTTATTGCAAAAAAACATAATTCAACAATTTCTAGAGTTGAAAGAACAATGAGGTTTGCAATTGAGCCAGCTATAAAAAACATACAAGAAAAGTATAGATATTATTACAAAATTAATACATCAAAATTTTTGAACTTGATAAGAATACAAATGATTTAACTTTAAGTAGGAGGAAAAAATGCGAAAAGTAATAATAATAGACAATAACAGAGTTGGACTGTTTGATTTAGTAAGAATGGAAGCGGAAAACATAAGTAAAGCACAGAAAGAAAATACATATAAATTAAACATACAATATGATGATGTATTAAAGAGTAAAACTCTAGTAAGAAAGATTAAAAAAATAATTGAAAGAAGGAAGAAATATGATAGTTCTACCAATAAAGCGAAAATGGTTCGATATGATAAAAAGTGGCGAGAAAAAGGAAGAATATAGAGAAATAAAGCCATACTGGACTAAAAGGTTTGAAAATTATTATGAAATAGCAAAATTAAATATTGAACTAGAATGTCCAAATTTTAAAGAAATTTATTATAGGGTAGTATTTAGAAATGGATACGGAAACAATGCTCCACAAATGACCTGTGTGTGTAAATTAAGAATAGGAAAAGGCAAAGAAAAATGGGGTGCAGAGCCTAATAAAGAATACTACATATTAGAAATATTAAAGAAAGATAGTAGGAGGAGAAGATGAACGATAAAGAAGCAATAGAAATATTAAGAAGAATAGATATAAAATTCTTTTTATGTGGAATGATTGAACAAAATAATTATATTGTTGATGAAGCAGACAAAGTAAATAACGCAATAGAAACAGTTTTAAATTTATTAGAAAACCAAAAAGCAGAAATAGAAGAAAAAGATAAATTATTAAAATTACATACAAAATTAGAATATCAATATAAAAATGATTATCTTAATGTAATAGAAGATTTAAAAAAGAAAGATAAGATAATAAATGAATACGAAAAAGAATGTAGACAATTTAAAGCATTTTGTAAAAAAGTTAGACGAGACGAAAAACATGATGTAGATTTATTCAATCAAGGTCAAGAACAAAAATGTAATCAATTCTTAAATTTAATATCTGGAGAACCACATTGGAGTTATGAAGGTAAATATTTTGATGATACAGATAATCAAATAAAACAATACTTTGAAAATAAAGTAGAGGAGGAGAATAGATATGTTAAAGATAGGAATCCATAGAGCGAAATATTATAAAAGCCAATGGTACTACTATATTATTCCCAGAAGATTAACGCTTAGAGGTAATCCACCAATATATAAATGGCTATGGTTTGTAATAGGTTGCGAGAAAGGAGAATAGATATGTCAAAAATAAGAGATGATGTAGACTTAAAAGAACTTGAAAAATATCGGATACGAATTATTAGAATATGATATTTATTACAGAAAATATGAAAAAGATTATCGAGTTCAGATAAACATTTTTGATAGAAAAATTTTAGTATTTAAAAAAAGAAAAAATAGCAACTGGGGAGATTATATAGGGTATAGCGGAGAAGAAGAAAAAATAAAAGAATATACACAAGATTTAATCAAAGCAAATTTAGTGGCAAAGGAGTAAATATGGAAGAGAAAATAGAAAAATTAAAATTTGTTAAATTACCAATAGATAAAGAAACAGGCAAAGAACAAAAAGAATTTGAAGAAATGTTAGGACACATATATATTGCTTATTACAGCGAATATGGAAAAGGTTATGTAATAGTAGCAACAAACTCAGAAGAGGCAAGTAGAGCTTTTGATAATACAATTTACAAAACATTAATAGCAGCAGGAGAAGATAAAGAATTTGCAAGAGCTTGTGCATACGAAGGGGAAGATTCAGGAATGTGCTTATACATACCTAAAGAATGTTTTGAAAGAGTAAAGGAGTAAATAAGATATATGGAATACACAGATATAAAATTAACTGAAGAACAAAGATTAAAATTACAAGCATTATATGAAGCTGAAAATCCAAGACCAAGAAATAGAGAAGAAAGAAGAAGACAAAAATTTGGAAAGAAACGTAGAAGGAGTAAATAAGATATGTTTAATAATTATAATGCAGGAGATACAAATTTAAAAATAAATGCTTGTAGCGGTGGAATATATAAAACATACAAAGAAAGTTGGCTTGATTATTTAAGATTAGAAAGTTCAGCAATGGAAACAATGTTTGGACATTATAAATATGAATCAGATGAAAATATATATTATCGAGATGTAATAATACTTCAAATAGTTTTAACAAGCAAAGAAGACTATGTTATAGCAGAATTAATAAAGAAAGAAGATTTTGAAAAATATTTTGAGAGGAGTGATGTATGATGGAAGATATATTAGTAAAACTTGTGTGTTTTATAATAATAACAAGTATATTGTGCTTAATAGGAGTAGGAATATTTTTTCTTGATAAATGTTTGTTTACGATATATTGTTTTATAGCAATTTACATTGATTTATTAGCAGGAATATATTTTTCAGATAAAGATAACTAGGAGGTGCTTTAAGTGAAAGAATGTAAATTTATAAGACAAAATAATTATGATTATATTGTGTATGAATGCAGTAATTGTAAAGAAGAATGGTGTTTTGAAGATGGAACACCAGAAGATAATAGCTATAATTATTGTCCAAAATGTGGAGCAAAAGTAACAAAAGTTATTGAACTAGAAGAGGAGGACGAGTAGTGAAAAATAGTATAGAAAAAGATATAGAAATAATTAACAATTTTATAGCTTATTTTAATAAAAATATTCAAAATGGATATAAAGCTGATTTAACGGTTTTAGGAGAAGAAATAGAAGCACTAGAACATATTTTATCAGATTATAAAAGAGTATTAAAAGAAGTGAAAAGATATAAAAACATGTATGAAGCAGAACATCAGATACACTTAGTAAGGAACGAGCAACTAGATAGAAAGCAGAAGGCTATTATAAAATGTAACGAACTGGAAAACGAGAATAAAGAGCTTAAAGAAGAGAACGAGAAATTAAAACACAAAATAGAAGGACAAGAATGTGTAATAGAGAAACAAGCACACAATGAAGAGGTTTACGAGAAATTAGTTATGAAGTTAGAGAAAGAGAATAAAGAATTAAAAATACTAAAATCTGGAATACAAACATTGCAAAATGTGGGAATAGAAGATGGAAAATATATAGTAATGTCAAAAACTGATTTTCTAAATGGAAGTTGTAAACATTTATTAGATGATTATATTCCAAAGCAAGAAATAAAAGACAAGATAGAAGAATTAAATAGAAAAATAGATAAAAGTATTGATAATTCAAAAGGTGGATTAGATGAAGAATTTATTGAAAAGGCAGGAGAATTGCTAGCACAAAAAAGAATTTTACAAGAACTATTAGGAAGTGAGGAATAAATATGAGTGAAGAAGAAACAATAAAAAGTTTTAAATCATTAATGTATAATGCAAAAGCTAATTGGGATTACTTTAGTTATGAAATATTATTTAATTTTTTTAGTTTATATAATAATGCAATAGAAGAAAATAAAAAATTAAAAAACACAGACTTAAAGCAAGCAAAAATAGAATATTTAGAAGTATTAAATGAAAAATTACAAAAAGAGAATAAAGAACTAAAAAAAGAAATCAAAAGCTGGAAAAAATACTCTGATGAACAAGAAGAAAACATTATTGAAAAAAATAATATTATATGTAATTTAGAATTTCAAAGAGAAAAACAACAAAAAGAAATAGAAGAAAAAGACAAGATAATAAATGTAATGGCAGAGTATATTTCAAAAAAAGAAATTCTTGTAGACAAGCATTGTTATGCACTTACTGCAGAAGCAGTAAAACAATGGTTTGAAAAACAAATAAAATAACGGAGGTAAATACATGTGTACTTTAATAGAAACTAGAATATTAAATGCACTAGGAAACAACAAATGCAGTTACGAAAATATGAGTAAATATTTTACAAAAGAAACATTAAGAGTAAATATATGCAGATTACGTAAAAAAGGCTTTAAAATTAAACCTGTAAAAAATTGGGGGTATATAAAGGAGGAAACAAATGAGACTAAGTAAAGAAGAATACAGAGAAGCGGTTCGGCTGCTTAAAAAGGTATAATTACAATTGTATAAAAATAATTAATATAAAAATGGACATAATGAATGTAGGTTCTCCGAGTCTTGATGGAATGCCTAAAGCACCTCATGCGATATCAGATAATGTATTAAACAGTGTGATACGAATGCAAGAGAATAAAGAATTACAACAAAGTATTAAAGAGTATCACGTAGTCATACAAGCATTAGAATTAACGGATAAGATAACAAAAGAGATATTTGAAGAAGAATATCAGAAGCGGAAATGAAAATAGATGGAATATCATTGATAAATTACATATAAGTGAAGATGTTTACAAGAGAAGAAAAAGAAAATTAATACATTCAATTCATAATGAATTGAAAAGCATAAACTTACAACCATGAAGGTTGTAAGTTTTTTTAAAAAAGTTAATAAAAACTGTTGACATACGTATATACGTATGATATAATATATACAGAAAGTGAGGTGAGGAATATGCAAATAATAAAAAAAGTGCTTATCTATCTAGCACATAGACAAGCACAAAAGCAAAATCAAATAAGAGAAAAACATAATCGAGAACAGATTAAATTAATCTTACAAGATTTTGAATAACAGAAAGGGCGAAAGCCCTTCTGTAAAATAATTATAATATAATTATTTTAAAAAATCAAGGGGGCTTGGAATATGAAAGAAGAAATTAAAAGAGATTATAAAAAAGAATGGGAAAAGGAAAAAGAAACGAAGACAAGTAGATTAATAAAAATAGATAAAGATTTATGGAAAGAATTAGATAAAAAATTAAAAGATGAAAACAAGAGCTTTACAGGACTTGTAACAGAGGCTATATTAAAATATTTGCATGAAGAAAAAGAAAATAATAAATAGTTGCCCTTTTTTTGCCCTTTTTTTACATAAAAAACGTGCTATAATTGTAGCATGGAGAAAATATAATATAGACTTTTGCAAGAGTTTTGCATTTATTTATAAGTGTAAAACTCTTTTTATATGGAGAAAAAATGAATTTTGAAAGGTGTATAAAAACACAATGTAAATCTTGTAGATTTTACAATAGTTGTTTTAAAAAGAAGAGTAAAAACAAGAAGAAGAAAGTAAGAGGAAAAAGATGACTAATATTTTTTATTTTAAAAGTATAAGTGAAATAGGAGGCATAGAAACTTTTTTATATTACTTATCAAAACTATATAAAAATTATGATGTGACTATAATATATGATTATGCAAACAGAGAGCAGTTAGCAAGATTAAAAAAGAATGTTAAATGTATAAAATTTAGCGGTCAAGAAATAGAATGCGAAAAAGCTTTTTTTAATTATAATTTAGATATTATAGATAAAGTTAAGGCAAAAGAATATTATCAAATTATACACGGAGATTATAAAGCAACAGGAATACAATGTAATACAAATACTAAAATAACGAAATATTTAGCAGTAAGTAAAATAGCAGGAGAAAGTTTTTATCAAAAAACAGGAATAAAGCCTGAAATAATATATAATCCATTAAATATAGATAAACCTAAAAAGATATTAAAATTAATAAGTGCTACAAGACTAACAAATGAAAAAGGTTATAATCGAATGATTAAATTAGCAAAAGAACTTTCTGATAAAAAAATACCTTTTGAGTGGCATGTGTTTACCAATAAATCTGATATTGATTCGGATTTTTTTATTGCACGAAAGCCAAAATTAAACATAATAAATGATATTGCAGAAGCAGATTATTTAGTTCAATTAAGCGATAGCGAAGGCTATTGTTACAGTATAGTAGAAGCATTAAGTGTACGAACACCAGTAATATGTACAGATATTCCAGTACTAAAAGAGATAGGAGTAAATGAAAACAATTCTTATATATTGAATATGGATATGTCTAACACAAATGTAGACGAGATATATAAGAAAATACCAAAAATAGAAAACTACAAAGCACCAGAATGCTTATTATTAAATTATATAAATAAAACTAAATCAAAATATGAGGAGGAAAGAAAAATGAAATACAAAGTAAAAGCATTAGATACTTATAAGAAGATGAATATTAGAGATGAACAGTTAGATAAAGTTCCAGACGAGGGAGAAGAATTTATAGTAAATGCAGATAGACTAGAAGTATTAAGTGGAAACAACTCATATGGAGTAAAATTCGTTGAAGTAGTTGAAAAGTTAGAAGAGATAGAGAAAGTAGAAACAGCAGTAAAAAATATAACAGCAGAGAAAGCAATTAAGAAAACAACAAAGAAGAAAACAAAATGACACAAAGAGATAATCCACTAATTGCTGCTAAATACAAAAGTAAAAGATGGCAGAAACTAAGAAAGCAAAAACTAATAGAAACAAATAACTTGTGTGAAAGATGCTTAAAGAAGCGGAATATATAATAGTGCTTACATAGTTCATCACAAAGAATATATAACAGAATCAAATTTTGGAGATGATGATATATTTTTCAATATAGATAAGTTGGAAAGTTTATGTCAAGAATGTCACAACAAAGAACATTTTAGCAATAATGAAGAAGAATATATATTTGATGAGAATGGAGATTTAATTAAGAATGGTTAATTGTAAATATATAATTAAATTAAGTAAGATATATAGTTGTAATTGTAAAAAGAATACTCAATGCAAAGCATTGTAAAAAACAAAAGTTTGTAAAACAATAATACCCCCCCTACAAGACAAAAAAATGATTTTATGGGAGAACGGTGGGTGGGCAACAAAAAAATCCAAACAGTTTTCACATGAGGGGTGTAGTTAGGAGGTGCAGATGTGGATGAAGATGAAGTACTATCAAAAACGATTTTAGATGAAAATAACAATGAAAAGCTTACAAAAGAACAATTAGAAAATAAAAAGAAAAAAATAAAACAACAAAAAAATAAACTTACTAAAATATTCAAACAGTTAGACAAGAATACATTGTCGTTAGTACAAAATCTAATAAATGAAGTTGCTTTTATGTCTGTAACTCTTGAAGAAAATAGAACATATATTGAAGAACATGGTGTGAAAGAGTTATACATGAATGGAAAAGGGCAATTTGGCTATAAAGAATCAGTAGAAAGCAAAAATTACAATGCAATGATAAAAAACTACACAAACGTAGTAAAACAACTTGTAGATTTTCTGCCTAAAGAGGAAAAGAAAAATGCAGGAGAAGAATTGCTTAAGTTTATAGCAAGTGGTAGAAAGTGAATTATATAAAAGAATACATAAATGAAATAGAAAAAGGCAATATTATAGCAGGCAGAAAGATAATAAAAATATATAAAAGATTGTTAGAGGAAAGCAAAAATGAAAGCCTTCCTTTTTATTTTGATGAAGAAATTGGAGAAAGACCAATAACATTCATAGAGACTTTTTGCAAACAGTCTGAAGGTGAAATAGGCAAACCGATTAAATTAGAATTATTTCAAAAAGCTTATATACAAGCATTATTTGGATTTGTATATAGAGATACAGGTTACAGAAGATTTAATGAAACAATGTTTTTGGTAGGAAGAAAAAATGGAAAAACAACTTTGCTATCAGCAATAGCTTTATATATGATGATTGCTGATGGAGAAGGTTCTGCTGAATGTTATTCTGTTGCAACTAAAAAGGATCAGGCTTCAAAAGCTTTTAAAAGTGCTTGCTCTATGAGAGCACAGTCACCAGAAATAAGAGCAATAATCAATAAAAGACGAACAGATATGTATATGCCGACCACTTTTAGTAGTTTTGAACCACTGTCAAGTGATTCAGATACACTAGATGGATTAAACTCTCATTTAGTTATTATAGATGAGCTTCATGCAATAAAAGACAGAAATTTATATGAAGTAATGAAGCAATCTACATCATCTCGTAGACAGCCATTAGTTGTAATGATTACTACAGCGGGAACGGTTAGAGAATGTATTTTTGATGATATATATGATTATGCTAACAATATTTTAGAAGGAACAATAAAAAATGATGCCTTTTTACCAGTATTATATGAATTGGATAAAACAGAAGAGTGGAAAAATATAGAATGTTGGCAAAAGGCAAATCCTGGCTTAGGAACAATAAAGCAATATAAGTATTTAGTAGAACAAGTAGAAAGAGCAAAAGCAGATTTAAGTAGTAAGAAAGGAATACTTTGTAAGGATTTCAATATAAGAAATAACTCAGAAGAAAAATGGCTTGATTTTGATACTGTAAATAATGAAGAAATGTTTGAACTAGATGAATTGAAAGGAAGTTATGCTATAGGTGGCGCAGATTTATCAAGCACAACAGATTTGACTTGTGCAACATTACTAGTCATGAAACAAAAGAAGATATACATATTACAACATTACTTTATACCAGAAACTAAAATAGAGGAAAAAGCGGACAATGACAATGTTCCATACGATATATGGGAAAAAAGAGGACTGCTTACAGTATGCTCTGGAGCAAAAATAAATTATACAAATGTTACAGAGTGGTTTTTAAAGATGCATAATGAGTATGATATATCAGCTTTGTGGATAGGATATGATCCATGGGGCAGTCAATATTGGATAACAGAAATGGAAGAAGCAGGATTTGAAATGGAAAAAGTAATACAGGGAGCAAAGACAATGTCAAATCCAATGAAACAACTAGAAGCGGATTTGAAAGAAAAAAAAGTAAATTACAACAACAACCCAATACTGAAATGGTGTTTATTAAATACAGCTATAGAAATTGATAAGAATGATAATATAAGACCAGTAAAAGGAAAAAAATCAAAGCAAAGAATAGATGGTGCAGTAAGCTTGATAGATGCTTATTGCGTTTTGTTTGACAAAATGAGTGATTATATAGCTTTACAGGAGGAATAAATGAAAGAGAAACGAAGTTTATTTAATATGGTTTTTGGAAAAAAGGTGCAAAAAATTGTGGGATCATATTTGCAAATGATGACTGGATATAGACCAGTATTTTCTGGACAAGATTCTACAATAGAAAACAGTATAGATGCAATTAAATGTATTAATACAATAGCAACACATGGAGCAAAAATGATACCAAAGCACATACAAAGTACGATATCTAACCATATAAAGGGAAATATTGATTTTATTATAAATACAAAACCAAATCCAATAATGACTAAATATGATTTTTTGTATAAAACAATATTCCTACTTTATTCAAAAAATAATGTGTTCATATATATAGATAAAAATAAAGAAGGATACATAGAGGGCTTTTACCCATTAAATCCTGACAGATGCGAATTATATGAAATAAATAATGACATATGGATATGTTTTCAATTCACAAACGGACATCAATATATAATTAGATATGATGAAGTTATACATTTGAGAAGAATGTTTAGTTTTCATGATATATATGGAAATAACAATGAAATATTAGAACAACCTATAAGAACTGCAAATACAACAACAGAAGGAATAGAAAATGCTATTAAAACGAGTATGAGCATAAAAGGTGTATTAAAATACAATAATGCTATGTTAAAAAATAAAGATATTAAAGAAAATAGAGATCAATTCGTAGCTGATTTCATAGGAGATTTTGACAAAGGAAAAGGAATAGCAGGATTAGATGCAAAATCAGATTTTACACCAGTCAACCTAGAACCTATAACATTGGATAAAGAACAATTAAGCTATGTAAAAAATGACATATTTGATTATTTTGGAGTATCTGAAAAGATAATTAGAGGCAACTACACAGAAGAGGAATGGAATGCTTTTTATGAATCAATAATAGAACCTCTCTCAATACAATTTGAAGATGGTTTCTCTATAAAGATTTTTAATGAAGCATCATTAAAGAAAGGACATAGAATAGCTTTTACAACAAACAGAATAAAATATGCTTCTTTAAAAAATAAAATAAGCTTATTAAAAGAAGCAGGAGCATTAGGATTACTTACAAAAGATGATGGAAGAGAAATATTGGACATGACACCTTTAGGAGGAGAAGAAGGTGCAAAACTAATTCAAAGTCTAAATATGATAGACAGTTCAATAGCAAATGATTATCAAGGAGGAAAGAAAAATGGAACAAGCAGTAAAAGAAATTAGAATGGGAGAAATAAGGTCAAATGAAAATGAAGAAGAAATGATACTTGAAGGTTATGCAGTAGTTTTCAATAGTATTACAGATTTAGGATGGTGTAAAGAAATAATAGATAAAAATGCATTTAATGGATGTAATATGCAAGATTGTGTATTAAAATATAATCATAATGACAGTTGTTTAATTTTAGCAAGAACAAGGAATAAAAGTTTGGAATTAACGGTAGATGATAGAGGGTTAAAAGTAAGAGCAAAGTTAATTGATACAACAAATAATAAAGATATCTATAAAATGGTAAAAGAAGGATTGTTAGACAAAATGAGCTTTGCATTTACAGTAGCAGAAAGAAAATGGGATTATGAAACAGACACAAGAACTGTGCTAAGAATATCAAGATTGTTTGATGTTAGTGTTGTGGACTTTCCAGCATACGATGAAACAGAATTATCTGCTAGAAGCAAAGAAAGTTATGAAAAGGAAAAACAAGAATATTTACAATTTAAGTTAGACAAGGAAAAATTAAAATTGAAATTAAGTTTATAATCTCGATAAGAGGAGCGGTGGTACAACTGCTTCTCTTTTTGCTGGTACAAGTGAAATAGAGTTTTATAGAAACGGTGGTACAACTGTTGAAAAGTAAAGAAAAGAAAGGAAAGATTTAAAATGACAAAAAAAGAATTAGAAAAAAGAAAAGCTGAATTATTGAAAGCAATTGATGAAGCTGAAAATGATGAAAAATTAACAGAATTAAGAAGTGAGGTAGAAGCACTTCAAAAAGAAGAAATAACAGAAGAGGAAGAAATAGATGAAAGAAGCCTATTAAGAAAAACAGTAGAAAATTTGGAATGTAGAAGTTTGGACACTTCAAAAATAAAAGAAATAAAAAAACCAGAAAAGGAGGAAAGAAAAGTGGATGAGGAAAAAGAAGTTTTAGAACAAAGAGGAGCAGACTTAAAAGCAGGTAAAAAAATAAAAGTTGAATTAGAAGAAAGATCAACAGTTGTTTCTAGTGGGGATTTATTAATTCCAAAAAAATACAAAAATACAATAGATGAGAGTTTTGAAGGAGTTTCTGGATTAGTAGATAGACTAAATACAGTACCACTAGAAGGTGGAGAAAGCTATTCAGTACCATTCGAAGTAGCATATGGAGAAGGAAATTATACTGGAGAAAATGCAGATTATAGTGAAACAGACCCTGAAACAGATTATGTAGAAACAGGTAGAGCAAAAATTACAGCATATTCTGAAATATCAAAAGAAGCTATAAAATTACCTAATGCAAATTATCAAGCTTTAGTAATTAAAAGAGTAAGAGATTCAATAAGAAAGAAAATAGGTAAACAAGCTATTATAGGAGCTGGAACTACAAATACAATAAAAGGTATTTATAATGCAGATGTAAAAGTAATGCCAACTGCAGAAGCTAAAACAGCAGATATTTCTTTAGCAGATATAGATATAGATACTTTAAATACTATTGTATTTGCTTATGGAGGAGATGAATCTGTAGAATCAGAACAAGTTTTAATTTTATCAAAAAGAGATTTAGAGAAATTTGCTAAAGTTAAAACAAGTGATGACAAATTTGTTTATAAAGTAACAAGAAAAGGACAAACAGGAACAATAGCATATGCAAATGGAGGATTAGAAGTACCATATGTAATAAATTCTGCTTGCGGTTCATTGTCTGATTCTAAAACTGTAGCAGGAAAATATACACTTGTATATGGCTCATTGTCAAGTTACGAATTACCAATATTTTCAGAATTAGAGATTGAAGAAAGCAAAGATTACAACTTCAAAAAAGGAATGGTATCATATAGAGGCGATGTAATAGTCGGCGGTACTGTGTCTAAATATAATGGATTCGTAAGGGTAAAAAAAGCTGGAACAGCTAGTGTTTAGTAAATAAACGGAGGATTATATGGAAGATAACATAGTGGATTTAGCGAAGCAATGCTTGAGCATTGCTTCAAGTGCTACATTAAAAGATAAGGAAATAAAAATGTGGGTTTTGTCAGGAATTGAAGACTTGAAACGTCAAGGTATTAACGTTGATTTAGAAAATTCATTAATTCAAGCATCAATTGTAATGTTTGTAAAATCTAACTTTGGGATGATAGATTTAAAAGATAAAGAGCTTGCTCAAAGGACATATAATTCTCTATGTAGTAATTTGAGTTTAAGCAGTAACTTTAAGGAGGATGACAATGCGTGATGTGAGCTGTAAATTAATATCTATTATTTCTGAAGCTAATAGTATTGGAGTTAATAAACCCAAAAAGATAGTAAAAAAAGAAATACCTATAATTAGAATTGAAGATATATTTGCAAATGAATTTTATATTGCAAATGAAAAAGGTCATAAACCTTCTTTAAGACTTCGTATAAGTGCTTTGAATTACTCTGATGAAGAAGAATTAGAATATATGAACAAAAAATACTCAATTGTAAGAATACAAGAGGTAACAGCAGATGAAGTAATTTTAGTATGTGAGAGGAAAATAAAAAATGTCTAAATCTATTAAACCAGAAGAGTTACAAGAAGCATTAAAAGAGTATATGTCAAATTATTTAGAAGATATTGAAGAAGGAGTAAAAGAAAAGACTAAAGAAATAACAAAAGAAGCTGTAGAAGAATTAAAACAAATATCCCCAAGAGGATATGGAAGAAAAGAGCCATATTATAAAGGATGGACAAAACAGGTAGGAAAACAAAATAAAGGTAAATACACAATTAAGATTCATAACAAAACAAATTATCAACTTACACATTTGTTGGAGTTTGGACATGCTACTAGAAATGGTAAAATGACTAAAGCTATTCCACATATTCGACCAACGGAGGAAAAATACAACAAACTATATGAAAAAGCAATTACAACAGTAATAAGGAGGAGGTCTAAATGACATTAGAAGAATTAAAATCAAAAAGTGAAAAAGAGGGCTTTCAATATGCTTATGGTAAGTTCGAAAAAACAGTAGAACCTCCACATTTAGTGGCAAAAATTAGCGATACGAAAAATTTTATGGCAGACAATAAAGTTTACAAAAAGAACTTGCCAATAAAATTGGACTATACTTATATAGTAAAGAATGTAGAAGAACAAAATAAAATAGAGGATAAAATTCTAGCCGATGTGGCTTGGAATAAAACAGAAGAAACTTACTTTGCAGATGAAGAAGTCTGGCAAGTAAGTTATTTTTTTGAAATTTAAGGAGGAAAAAATAATGGGAAATAAAATTTTATTTGGAATTAAAAATGTATATGTTGCAAAATTAACTGAAACAGATGGTGTTATAACTTATGGTACACCTTTTAAAATGCCAGGAGTAACGGGATTTTCTCCTGAACCACAAGGAGAAACAACCAAATTTTTTGCTGACAATACGGTATATTTTATAGCAAATTCGAACCAAGGATACGAAGGCGACTTGGTACTAGCAATTACGCCAGAAGAATTTTTAACACAAATCTTAGGACAAACTAAAGATGCTAATGGAGCTGTAATTGAAAATGCTGATGATAAGGATGCAAGATTTGCTTTAATGTTTGAGGGAGATGGAGATGCTCAAAACAGAAGATGGGTGTATTGGGATTGTAAAGCTTCAAGACCATCAAGAGAGAACAATACTAAAGAAGAAAGTATTGAACCAGGCACAGATAGCTTACCTATTACAATAAGTCCACGTTCTACTGACCGAGCAGTTAAGTGTTATATTGAACCAAGTGAAGAAAATCAAAGTGTTTATAACAAATTTTTCGAAAAAGTTTATGAAAAAGATGCTACAGCTAGTGTCTAGGAGGTAAAAATGAAAAAAATAGAAATTTGCGGTAAGGAGTATCCAATTGAATGTAGTGCATATTCTTATGTTAAATTTGTAAATTTTTTTAATAAAAGTATGACAGAAGATATACAAATATTAAAAGATTATTTGGTAAGGCAAACAATAATTTCAAAACAAGTAGCTGAGAAAAACTTAAGTGATCAGGAAAGAATTGCTTTCGTATCTGAATATATGCAAAAATATGTAGGAGAATTTATAAGCTCAATAACAAGAATTGCATGGATGATGATATATACAGCGAATAAAGAAATAGAAGAATATGAAAATTGGTTAAAATCTATAAAGAAATTTAATATAGATGATGACTGGATTGTTGAGGTAGCGGAAATTGCCGTAGATTGCTTTTGTTGATTATAAACTTACTCAAGAATTAAATAAAAAAATTAAAGGAGAAAGCTCAAAAGAAGTATTTCCAGAACATGAATTTATAGCATCATCTTTGAGAATAGGTCTAAAATTAAATGACTTGAAAGAGTTAAGCTATGTTGATGTTATGAAAATTCTTTTGAGTTTCCTTCCAGGAGAAGAAAAAAAATATAAGAAAGCAACACAAGCAGATTGGGATAGACTTGCATTGTCATAGTCTATTTCAATTTTTTTATGAGGTGTAATATGGCAGGTAGTATTAAAGGAATAATTGTTGAAATAGGTGGAGATACATCAGGGCTACAAAAAGCTTTAAGCAAAGTTAATTCTGTATCATCTAGTTTGAGCAAAGAACTAAGGGGAATTAACTCTTTACTGAAACTAGACCCCAAAAATACAGAAATGTTGAAGCAAAAACAAGATGTACTAAATGCAAGCATTTCAACAACTCAAGAAAAATTAAAACAACTACAAAGTATAAAAAATGAAGCTGACAAAATGATGTCAGAGGGCACAAAAATAAATGAAGAAAACTATAGAAGCTTACAAAGAGAAATATTAAAAACTCAAAACAAATTGTCAGATTTAAAAAATGAAGCTTCAAACTGGAATAAAGCAGGGAAAGTAATACAAGAATGGGGAAAAGATTTACAAGATGTAGGCTCTAAAATAGATAATTTAGGGAATAAATTAACAACAAGGCTTACTTTACCGATTGCAGGATTAGCAACAGCAGGAATTAAATATAATGCAGACATTGAAAAATATACAAAATCATTTGAAACGTTTTTAGGAAGTGCAGAAAAAGCATCAAAAGCAGTTGAAAACATAAAAAAAGATTCTTCTAAAACACCTTTTGATGTAACAAGTTTGGTTCAGGCGAATCAAATGCTCATTTCAGCTGGTGAAAATGCTGGCGATGCTAGAGAAATAATATTAGCTTTGGGAGATGCTGTTACTGCAACAGGTGGGGGAAATGCTGAATTAACTAGAATGGCAGCAAATTTACAACAAGTTAAAAATGCTGGTGAAGCAACGGCATTGGATATTAAACAATTTGCGTATGCTGGAATAGACATATATGGATTATTGGCAGATTACACAGGAAAATCAGTTCAAGAAGTAAAGGATATGAAAGTATCTTATGAAGTATTAACAGAAGCTTTGAAGAAAGCAAATAAACAAGGTGGAAAATATTTTGAGGCTATGTCTAGTGCTAGTGAGACTTTAACAGGACAAGTTAATCAATTAAAGGCAGAAGCAAAAGATGCTATGGGAGATTTGACTAAGAGCTTAATTCCTGTAGCAAAAAAAGTAATAACAGGAGCAAAGGAGTTAATAAATAATTTTGATAAATTATCGGATAGCCAAAAGGAAAATATTGTTAAGATTGGTTTAATGATAGCCGCAGCAGGACCTTTACTTAAAATAGGTGGAACAGCAATTACAACAATAGGAAAAGTAACAAAGGGAATTGGAATATTTACAGAAGCAATTGGTTTAGCAAAGAATGGAATAGGTGATGCAACAGGGGAAAGTGCCAAACTAGCAGAAATGTTTCAAAAATTAACAAGTCCAGCAGGAATTGCAGCAGCAGGAATTACAACTGCAGTAGCAATAATTGTAACAGAAATAAAAAAAGCAGAAAAAGAAACAAGAGAAAAATTTTCTACTATGGGACAGGCAGCATCGGATTTTTATACGGGACTTCAAAGTGCAGAAGGATACTTAGAAAATTTCAATTCAACATTGTTTGCAAGTGCTGAAGAACAAGAAAATCTAAAGAATCAAATGGACGAAGTTCAAAAAGGAATAACAGAAATTTGTAAAACTGCATCTGATGAGCGTAGAGGATATACTCAAGAAGAAATAACTCAATTAGATGAATATTTTCAAAAACTACGTGAACTAAAAAATAGAGAAATAGAAATTCAACAACAGATTGCATCTGCAATAACTCAACAAGCAGTAACAAATGCAGAAAATTTTCAAGGAAGTTTAGAAGAATATAAAGTACAGTCTCAAGAATGGATTGCTACAGCTCAAAAGCAAGCAGATGCAACTATAAAACTAATTCAAGATGGTAGCATAGAAGAAATTGCATTATTAAATCAAAAATATGGTGATGAAGCCACAATGCAAAACGAAGCCTATGCAACAGAATATAACAATGTTATTGCTCAAAAACAGGCAAAGATAGATGAAGCAAATAAAGAAGTAGCAGAAATTTCAAAAGTTTATGCAGATGGATATTATAAAAGAAGTGAAGACACTAAAAATTTTGCAGAAAGAATAAAAAGTATTGATGCTGAAACTGAAATCTTAAGAAAAAATCATTTTGAAACAATGCAGTATTATGAAAAAACATTTGGAAAAAATTCAAAAGATTATAAAGAAATGGCTTTAATAGAAGAAACAACCTATAATTCGAGAATGAAAAAAATATACGATAAAGCTTATGAAAATATGTCTAACTGGGAAGCAGAGCAGGTTGGTTCTTGGATAGCTCAACTTGCTGATACTGAACTTTATGGAACAAAATTAGATGAAGAAACCAAAAAAACAGTTGAAGCAATATTAAATAGTTATGAATTTATGCCAGAAGAAACAAAAAAAACAATGAATGAAACTATGAATGGGATGTTAGAAGGAATGAAAGACAAAGAACCAACTTTATGGGCAAAAGCTTCTAATATTGCAGATGGCATATTAAGTAGATTAAGAAAGTCTTTTGATATACATTCTCCTTCAAAAAAAACTAGGGACATTTTTCAAAATGTGATGAAAGGTGCTGAATTAGGACTTGAAGATGAACAAAAAAAATTAAATAAGCAAGTAGATGACATAACAAACAAAATGAAAACTAGTTTCTCTAATATAACACCTAATATAGGGGCACTTAAACAATCTATAATAGACCAAACTAAAACTGTATTTACAACACCTACTTTAAACATATATGCTCAGGATGAATTAACACCAGCTAAGATAAATACAATTATTGATACTGTAAATCGTAGATTAGGAAGCAAATATTGATGTCAAATTTTGTCGAAAAGTTTTTCTTGTAATATTTTATGATATATTGTAAAATAATTGCAAGGAGGATATGATGAAAAATATTATAAAAAAATGGTGGTTTTGGATTACTATTGCTTGTGTTATTCTTGTTGTAGTTTTAGGTATGATGAAATTCAAGGAACAAAAACAATTTAAAGATATGTATAAAACAATAGGAGAAAGCGCTTCTGATTTCTATACAGGAATAGAAAAAGCAGATACACATTTAGATGAATTTACATATAATTATGAAACAGGAGAAGTAGAATATAAGACAGATACAAGTTGGCTTGATAAATACGAACAAATAAAAGTTGGAATGAGTAAAGAAGAAGTTGAACAAATATTGGGAGAAGGGTTTAAAACACCTGATATTGAAGATGGGTCTTTTTATTTAAATTGGGGAGAGGGACAAGGATTAAATAAAGGACAAGTAATAACAATTCATTTTACAAACAATAAAGTAACTAATAAAACACAATTAAATATAGATTAAAACACTTGCAAAAGCAGGTGTTTTTATTATGCTCAAAAAGAGGTGAAAAAGTGGTAAGAGAATTTTATATAGAAAATGAAATCGGGCAACGCTTTTCTATGATGAATATAGAAGAGAGTTGCTTTTTAAATTCTCCATCCCGGTTTGGGTTACTCCTATGATATTCAATATGCTCAAATTGGAAATGATTTTATGCAAAATATTAGAAAATTGAAACAAGGAAAAATAAATGGAGAATTAATTTTTAAAAAATATGATAATTATAAAAAAATTATAGATTTTGTCGAAAGTGCAGAAAATTTAAAGTTTGTTTATAAAGTTCCTTTCGAAAATGGTTTTACAGAGTATTTCAAAGATATAGACATATCTGATATTGATAAAGGAGAAATTCGGTACAGATGGCTTTTTAAGAGTTCCTGTAACGTTTAACTGTAAAACATTATGGTATGAGTCAAAGGAAGTTGTTTATACTATAGATTCTGTAACAAATGAATTGAGATGGGATTTTAAGTGGAGTCCTATTTTCGCGGCTTATGACAATAGGAATATAATTTTCGAAAACAAGGGACATGATACAGCTCCTTTTAAATTAGAATTGAACGGAGAAGTTGTAAATCCAATAATAACAATTTTAGAAGATGACGTAGAAGTAAAAAAACTTGATTTGACAGGCTTGACAATAGAAAATGGAGAAACATTTATTTATAATACAAAAGATACTTCGCAAGAAATTATAAAAATTAAAAATAATGTAGAGAAAAACTTATTTGATTTTTTAAACCCAAACTTTATTAATTTTTATAAATTGAGAAAAGGAGTTTCGACTATAAGGCTTGAAGCTGCTGGGGAAATAACAAGTGGTAAATTAACAATATATGTACAGTATAAAGCTGTATAAAAGGAGGAAGAAAAATGTTAAAAGGACATGTGTTTAATTTGCAAACGTTTACATCAGAAGCGTTTGCACTTTTTATTGACAAGTTTCTAAATGGAAGATGTGGAGTTGCGAAAGGTTGTACGCTGTCTAACACAAATAATTCAGTAACTATAGCAGATGGATTTTTTGTTGTTAGAGGTAGATTTTTGGAAGTTATATCTGGGGTAACTATATCTAATATAACTAATAATGGATATTATAGTTTGATTTGTGAAATAGATTTAAGTAAAACAAACACTGCAGAACAACTAAATCAAGCTACAATAAAAACTATTTCTAATACAAGTAATTATCCGACTTTAACTCAACAGGATATAACAGAAACCGGAACAATATATCAGTACGAATTTGCAAGATTTAAGGTTGAAAATGGAAGCATAACTAATTTTACAGACAAGAGAACATTTGTGGATTTTACAAGCATTTATACTTTAATACAAAATGAAGCACAAAGTGTGTTAGATGATATTGAAGAAGCACTACAAAATGTTTTAGATGGTAGTGCTTATTTATTAAAAACAGGAGGTACAATTAGTGGAAATTTGGAAGTTACTGGTAATATTACAGGTAGCCTTACTGGTAATGCTACTACTGCTACAGTTGCCAATAGTTCAAAAAGCTGTACGCGGCAATGCAGTTACAGCCACTACAGCTAGCAATTCACAAAAATTAGGAGGTAAAGTTGCAAATGATTATAAACTAAAAGGAGATTTTGCAATATTAACAGGAACAGTAACAGGAGATGAAACAGAAGATTTAACTAAGGATATAACATTTCCAACAGGATTTAATAATACTAATTGTGTAGTAATTTCAAGTATGTTGCAAAATACAAAAACTCAAAATGCAACGTGGGGGACAGGAACTACACTTGACACAGCTTCTTATGTAAGAGGTACATTAGAGCATTGTGTGTATCTTAATAATTCTGGAGTACATATTGAAGCTAGAAATATTATGATAAACAACAATGAAAATCCACAGATTGTTGTTTTTCATTCTAATGTTACATTTAACTATAAAATTGTACTTATGAAAATATCATAGGAGGAAGTATGGAATTATATATATTATCAAATAAAAATTTAAAAATTCTATCCATAGCAAAATTAACCGATTATCAAATAAATTTAGATGAGGAAACAAACGCAAAATCTACTTTTACATTAGCTAAAACAGATGGATTAAACAAGGGAAATTTTTTGTTACTAAATGGATTATATAGGCAATTTTTATTTGTAATAGATGAAGTCAATACAGAAAAAGGCAGTAATTTGGTAACAGTTACTGCCCTTGACATTTCTAATATATTTGATAGAAAAGTTATAGAAAAAGACATAGACACTATGAAAAATAAGTCTATTGAGGAGTTCTTAGCAAACACAATAACTGAAAATTTTATAAATTGTGGTGATAGTTTGTTAAATATTAGTTATATAGATATTACATGCAAAACGGCTACAAAAACAACAGTAGCAACAAACTCAAAAGAAGGTTTGTACAACTTACATACTTTTCTAATAAACTGCAGGCAATATAAAGATATTTTTACTGACTTTAAATTTGAGAATAAGAGATTAAAAATAACGATAGAAAAAAAACAAGAAAGTGTAGCACTTATAGATACTACACTACCAGAAATAGTAGATTATAACAAAATTTTTGAGGAAGATGTTACAGCAAAAGTTCAAGTTTATATAAGAGAAAACGGCAATCAATACAATCTATATTTAAAGAGTGATAGAACAACTACAACAAATAAAGATGATCCAGATAGAATTAGTGGAAAAATTGAAGTAATAAGTGTGGATACAGAGGACAAAGCAGCAGAAGAAGCATTAAACGTCATGAAAGGTAATAACTATAAACATTTAGTAGAGTTTAAAATAATAAAAACAAGCAAACTAATGGATATTACAAGATTAAGTGTACGGAAGACCAATAAGAATAAAAACTGAAGAAGATATATATGATAGTTATATTTCAGCAATATCTTTAAATGATGAAAATTTTGTTTGCTTTAAAAGTGGAAGTTTAAGAAATACTTTGTTAGATAAGCTAAAAAAAGATAACAATCCTTTGCAAAGACAAAGTGTAGTTAATAGTTTAAATAGCATAAGTGAGTCAGATGCACTTAGTGCAGCTAAAGGAAAAGAATTAAATGAAAAATTTAATAAAAAATACTATGGAACAAGAAGTAAATATTATCTTTTTGCAACTAAACCTATAAATCCTGCAAGTACTAATGCAGGACTATTAACTTTATTTATTAGCAACTTGGATTTTTACGACAAAGGAATTGCTGGTTTTATAAATATAGATAGAGACGGAACAATGTATGTTTCTACTATATTACCAACTTCAAAGAAATTATCTTCATTTCAAAAATCATTTCATGTGTATAGAGATAATGATTATTTTTACTTTTTGATTCAATCGCCAAATTACAATGACGGTTGGAATATAGAAGTATTATCTAGGACAGGTTTGTTTAATTTAAAGTGGACGACATATAATGATAGTGAATTTAATACTTTTAAAGCAAATAAAACTTTAGTGTCTAGCAAGCAAGCTTCTATACAAGGTACTATACAAGGAACATTTCCAGCTTTACTTAATAGTTGGGTTGCATATACTACTGGTGCAAATACAATAAGTAGAACTAATGATATTGTAACTTTAACTTTAAGCTTAAAATCTGGTACAGCTAACATGGTTTGTCAGTTACCTGTGGGGTTTAGACCTAAGGCAGGCTCTTATTATCCAATTACAAATTTAACAAGTCATACTGCTAGTGTATTTTACATTACTACAGACGGTTACGTACAAGTGGAAAATGCGGAAATCGGTAAAAGCATTTTTGCTAATGTATCATTTTTAACAAATTTTTAACAAATTAAAGAAAGGATAAAAAGTATGGAAGATTTAGTAAAAGTTGTAGGGCTAATAATGCAATATGGTGGAACTACAATAATGGCAGCACTGTTTGTAATTCTTCTTTATCTAGACAGGAAAGATAGAAAGGAAAAAGAACAAACAGAAGAAGATGAAAGAAAGACAGAACGTGAAGAAAGAAAAGCTGAAAGAGAAGCAAACAATGCAATACTAAAAGAGTTGTCTGCTAGCAACAGAAATGTTGCAGAAAGTTTGAATTTGCTTAAAACAAGCATGGATAATACAAATTCTGAGTTTAAACAACATGATGAAAGAGCAATTAAGAATTTTCAGAAAATTCACGAAGATTTAATAATTTTGAAAGAAAGGAGAAATTAAAAAATGAAAGAAAAAATTGCAAAATTAATAGATGTAAAAAGCATAGTAACTTTGCTAATGACAATAGCTTTAGTAGTTTTAATGTTTACAAACATAGAGATTAATAAAGAATTACTAATGCTTTTTAGCACAAGTTATGGCGCTGTTATTACATATTTTTTTACAAAAAAGAAAGAAAATAAAGAAGGGGAGGAATAATTTATGGAAAAAGAACCAGAAGAAATAATTTTATCTGAAGAACAAGAAAAAGAATTTAATGGTGGAAAGGGGAAAGAAGATGAGTAATTCAAGTTTAGTAGAAAAATTTATAAAAGCCACACATTTTTCAAAAGGTAGAAGTGGAAGAAAAATAGAAACAATAACTATACACCATATGGCAGGAGTTTTAACGTGTGAACAATGTGGACGAATTTTTCAAGGGAAT